GTTTTCTTCTTCAGAAACATGTAGTTCAAAGTTTGTAGATGTTCCAGCGTTATATAAAGCTTTTTCATTTACAACAACGTAACCCCAATTAGGTGTAGAAGGCTCTCTATAATAGTGAAGTGAATGAGAGTTTGTTGCTGTATATCCTACTGGATAAATACGAAGATATGGAACACCACTTATATCACCTACATAAACATAAACTTGCCTGTTTAATGTTGGAGCTGTTAATGGGTTTTCTAATATATAATCAAGTTCTCTTGAACTTATTCTTTCTACTATTTTACCAGCACTTCCACCTGTTACCGTTGCCATACCTGTGTTTGTTATAAGCTTTATTATTCTTCTATCACTTATATTTGTAGTTGATAAAAGAACAGCACCTGTTGTGGCACTACTAACACTTATACTGTCTAGTTCTATAAAAAAAGATAGCTTTTGTTCAATCACTTCTTTTGGATCAGATTGTTGCATTTGATTTTTAGGCTTCTGCTCTGCAACACTTAATTGATAAAAATAATTTTCATATATTTCGTTTTGAGCTCTATCTGCAAATAGGTTAAACTCTTGAGGAGTTATGTAGCCTCTTTGTTCTTTGTTAGCTAAAGCTAAAACTTTTTGATATACGTTATCTATTACTACTGCCATAATTATTTTTGTTTATAATAAGGAAATTGCTGGTTTAGCCATTTTTTTCTTTTATCACAACCACAATCTTGAAAACCAGTAGCTCTCATAGCTATTTGTGTTAATGTCTTTATTCCAGTCTTAGTTGTTATTTTTTCTATTGTATCACCTAATCCTTTACTTTGTTCCATATAATATATTTATACTAAATATAATTACATAATAAAGTAAAAGGTTACTATTCTAAATAAAAATAGCCACCCGGTAAGAGTGGCTATTAATAATTGTTATTAAAGATATTAACCTAATTGTTTTTCGATATTAGAGTATATCTCCATTCCTTCATCTGTTTTAAACCAAGCTGCTAGTGCAGAGTATGGATGTTCATCAAAAGGAACTGTCATTAACTTTCTATCAGTAGAAGACCATATGAAAGTTCTTTGATCTTGAGATAACTTTATAATTCCAAGTTCAGTAGCTTTAATACCAAAGTTTCTGAGCATAACGTTTTCATCATTAACTAGCTCTAATAATAAACTTGGGTTTCTTTTAGCATAAAGTAATAAGTCTCTTCTAAGCTCCTTAGAACTCATGTTAGATACTTCAGATCCTTTTTCTACTCTCATAACAGCCTCAGCCATATCTATATCAAGAGATTGAGCTACGTTCAATGCTTTAATTTCCATTTCTAAATAATCAATTTCATTTTCAGCTATTTTAACTGGTTTGTGCTCAACAAATAGTTTTTCTTTGTGAGGGTGATATAACGATAGAAGTTTTTGTAATACGGTTTTGTTTTTTGGAACAAATAAAGAGCCGTTTTTAAAAATTATATGCTCTAATCTTTGTTCACCTTTCATTTCATCAACAAATACAGTTCTTTGGTTTGAAGTGTACTTTAATTCTCTTTCGTATCCAAGTTCTTCGTCCCAATAGTAAATGCCACTACCTCTAACTAAGTATGTTAATGGTGTATTACCTCCTATTAAGTAGTACATTCTATCTTTTATTTCCCATTTATTTTTTTTAAGTTTAGCTTCTACTTTAGGAGCTTTAACCACTGGTTGTTCCATAACAACCGTTTCTTCAACTATAGGTTCTTCAACCTTAGTTTCTTTGTTTTTCTTTGCCATAATATAATATATAATATAATTAATAAAAATATAAGGGCGATACTAGACCGCCCTTATAAATAAATAGTCTTACTTCAATAACATAAAGTTATTTGCACCTTGTGTAATTAAACACCTTTCAGTTAGGTAATGAATCTCCATAGTATCTTTTCCAGAAGTTTGAGCTCCAACAGAACCAGTAACCCAAGTTTTCATTTTTCGGTCATCAGTTTGTGAAGTTCTATATCTTACATGTAAGAATGGACGTTTTAGATTCGCGCCTAATTGCTCATCATAAACAGAAGAAACACCAGCAGGAATAACAACACCTCTAATTGCATTAACAGTGTCATTTAAACCTCCTCTAGTACCTTTGTCATTTAGGTATTTAAAGTCAGATTTGTAGAAGTCATAAGAACCTCTTCTAAACCCTGAGAAACCTAAGTTTAACGCCATGTCTTCATCGTTATCAAATACTCCATAAGAAGTACCTCCAGCTCCGTAAGAATTCATTGAAGCAAGCATGTCATCCATAGCTAAACTAGTAGCTCTATCAATAAATAACATGTTTTCTTCAATAGCGCCGTTTTGATCAAAAGCAGCTAGTATAGCGTCAAATTCAGCTAAGTCAGTAGCAGCATTAACACCAGTTACACCAGTAGACACGTGACCTCTAGATGTAATAGCTTGGAATAAACCTTGCGTACCATCTTGAAGAGCACCTCCATCAGTACCACCAATTGCACCAGCATCAGCATGAGCAGTTTCAGCTTCTAGCATTGTCATTTCTAAGTAATCAGTAAAACGAGCTCTAGTATCACCTTCAGCTTTTAGATACCACATATAACCATTTTGACCTTCCTCTCCAGCAACTTCAACCCAACCTATTTGAGATACATCAGATCCAGATACTTCGTAGTAATCTTTCATGATAATATGTTTGTTAGATAAAGATTTAAACTTTGGAGCATTAGCAGCAGATCTACCATCAGTTCCCTTTTCAAACTCAGAACCAATAACTAAAACTCTGTGTAACTCAGATCCTGTAGCTGTAGAATTTAAAGCGTCAGCATCAGCCATGTTTGCATCAGCATAAGCTAATACAGTAAACTCAGCGGCATTGTCACCATCTTCATTTACAGCTGAAACATATCCCTTAGCTGTAGCAGAAGCATTAGACATAATAACCATGTCTCCTACTCTAATACCGTGATCTGTGCCAACAGCGTTACCATCCATATCGTTTTCAACTTCATAAGTATTATTTGAATCTTTGTACTTACACGTATAAGCTAAGTGTAATCTACCTTGTTCAGACCAAATAACTCTATCTGACGAAGAAGCTTCTTCAGCTCCTACTTGAGCTAAAAATCCTGCTATTGTTCTTTTACCGTAAATCTCAGCTTCTTTTTCCATGAGATCTGGTAAGTATTGTTGAGCCCATCCTTCAGTTGCCGCAGACGTAAAGTCTATATAATTTGAGGACAAGGTCTGTTTTCTTGGAGCCGCATCCGGTCCATTTGCACTTGTAATTGCCATAATATATTTTTTTTAAATTATTTTTTTATTTTTTTATTTTTAATCTTAAATTTAAAATCAGAAGAAGTTTCACCTAAAACCTTGTACTTAAAACCACCTGGCGTCTCACCATGTGTCTGACGAGGATTTAAATTTATATTTTTATCTTTAGCAACTTGACCTTTAATAGCATCTGCTTTACCTTGTTCATAAAAATGATTAGCAATAGCATCTGCGTTCATGGCGGTAAATAAAGACTTATGATAACCCTTAGCGTCTTCAATGTTTGTTTTATCTTCACCAACAAACTTGTTGACAAAATTATTGATATCACTTTGAGTTTCTTTTACCTTATTAGCATCTTTAACATTAAACCTAAATTTCTTGTCTCCAACTTGATAATCAAAACCTTTGAATTTGTCATTGAAAACTTTATTAGTTCTTTGTTGAAATGTTTTTTTGGTAGCTTGTGTTAGTTTGTTTTGTTCTTCAGATTCCTTGTTGTACCTATTAAAGAAGTTTATAGCTTTTTGTTGTTCATCTGTTAGTTTTGATCCAGCTTTAATTTCTTCATAGTATTTGGACTTTTGCCCGTCCAAGTGGGACTTAGCCTTGGCAACTTGCTCTTTTAAGGCTATTTTCTTTTTACGTATTGCTTTCTCATCGTCTACTTCTTCATCTATACCAAAAGTATCTTCTAATAAAAAGTTTCTTTCTTCTGGTGAAAGATGAGACTTAGTAGTTCTATAATACTCATCTAATACTTCAGAGTCATCCATACTTGAAATATCTCTGTTTAAATTTACGTAGTCTTGTATGTCACCACCTGTTTCATCCATAAAATCTACAAGCTTTTGTATATTTTCTGGTAGTGGTTGTCCAGTAGCTTCTGCTTCTGCTACAGCTTCTTCAACTTCTTCTTCAACTTCAGATATTTCTTCTTCTGTTATTTCTTGTAACACAGGTGTGTTATCTTCAACAACCTCTTCTGGTTTTGACTCTTCATTAACTACAACCACTTCTTCTTCAGCTTGTTTTTCTTTAACCTCTTCGCTTTTAATTTCTGGTGGTTTACTTAAATCTACTTTTACAACACTATCATCTCCAGCGCTTTCAAATTTAGATTCATCTATTTTGTTTTCTACTTTTTCTTCAGTAACCTGTTCTACAGGTTGATCTGTTGTTTCTTCAACAACCTCTTTGTTTTCTTCTGCCATAATAAAATTTTATAAAATATTAAATATTAGAGTCCAAACTTCTCCATGTTCGATCCTCCTGTAACTATATCATTACCTGATGATTCAAATTTATTAAATGAATCACTCTGTTTTCTTTTGTCTATCATTTCTTTTTGGTGCATAGCTTGTCTATCTACTCTTTGATCTTTTCTATCTTCTCTCATAGATTCATTTTGACTATTAGCACCTCTCTCCATATCTTTTAACTTAGAATTTAAATCAAACTCAAATTGCATTAGTTCTTTTTTAACCTGAACCTCTTCTTTTAAGTATTGTATTTTAAGTTCACTTCTAGTTTGTTCTAGTTGAGCTTCAGCTTGAGTTTTAGCTTGATTCTTTTGAACCTCTGATTGTGCTGCAGCTTGCTGTGCTTGTTGATTAGCTTGAGATTGAGCTTGAATATTTTGTTGTTGCATTATTTGATCTCTTTCTAGCTTTTTCTTTCTTTTAACTTTCAATAGTTGATTAGCAAGTTTTACGTTTCTAACTTCACGTAAATCAATAGCATCGTCTAGATCAATCATTTTTTGACCTAACGCAACTTGTATGTTGTTTTCTAGTATTGCTTTTTCTTCTTCATCTGGTAGTAATTCTATAAATATACCAAAGTCGTATAAATGTAGATTTTTTAATTCCTCAAGAGTTGCTACATTGTGAGCCCCTATTGCTTGTATAAAAGCATTTTTTGTTGGTGAGTATTCTACTATATCAGCTATTCTTAATGATAAACACTCAGCTGTTTCAGCTGTTAAATAAAGCATTGATTGAAGTACGTGACGTGTTGCAGTGTTTGAGTTTGCTGCTGCAAGTTTTTGTACACCGACTAAAGCGTTTTTATCTGGCGTACTACCATCTCTTGCTTCATTAAGTCCAGTTACATCTCTTATCATTTGTAAATAATAGTTGTAAGTAGATATAAGACTTTGTATTTTATTTCCACCAGCACTACTTTGAATTTGCTGTATTGGTACTTTACCTGGATTTTGATCTCCATCTGAAGTAAAACTTCTACCAATAACAGAACCTGTTTGGAAGAACATGTTTAAAGCTTCTTGTGGATTGTAGTTTGTTCCATTACCAAGATCAACTTCTGCTAAACCATCAGCATCTAAGTAAACACCATCTGGTACCATTCTTGACATTACTTGCTGTAGCTTTAAATGAGTAAGTTGAATCATATCAGCAAAACCTGTTATTCTACCAACTAAAGATTCTATCTTACCTCTATACATTCTTGGTGCAACGATCTGATAGCTCATTTTAACAGAACTAAAATCAGAGTCAGTTCTCATCATATTATCAACCATTTTCCATTTTAGTAATCTATTAGATCCAACTAAGTAAACACCTTCATATAAAGACTCTATTACTCTTTCTAGTTTACTAAACTCACCGTCCATGTTTTCTGGTGGATTAAATGTATCGTCTTTTGGAATTACTTTATCAGCACCAGTTCCTGTTGTTTTTAATTTATAAACATCATTCATATGAGTTTTAAAATTAAAATACAAAACCTGTACTTTATTTTTATCATAATTACTTTTATAATTAGCATTAAAATAAGATGAAGTACCCGTGTTGTTTGTTATTTCCTGTATATCTTCTTCTGTTAACTCTGGAAACTCTTTTACTAATTCGTTTATTGGAATATCTTTTACTTCACCTACATAGTATATGTCATCAAAATAAGGTGACTCTGTATAAGAATATACTAAGTTTGCTGGATCAACATATTTAACTTTAGCTCCACTACTCCAATCAAATGTTGTTTTAGTTGCAGATATACCTATTGTTGTTAAATCATACAAACATCTTCTTCTAACTAAATCGTAATCACTTCCTTCTAGTAAAACGTTAATAGCTTGTTCTTCAGCTATTTCTACAGCTTGCTTATATGTTAGTTGCATGTGTAGTGCTAACTCTTCTTCTGTGTCTGGTAATTTTTCTTTATCGTTTTCGTATAGGTCTATATTAAACTGTTGCTTAGCTAAATCGTTAAATTCTTTAGAACGCATATCTCTCAACATAGATTCCATATACTCTGTTCTTTTGCTTACTCCAAAAGCGTCTTGTGAAAAACAATTTATTTCATATGATCTTTGAGCCATACCATTAACTACAATATCTACAAACTTAGGAATTATAGGTACTGGTTTCCAATCTAAGTTTAAATAAGATAAATCACCATTTATTGATAATTCATTTTTATACTTTTGTATAGACTGTTCTCCTCTAGCGTATAATCTTAGTTGATGGTAATTGTTCATGTTTCCATCAAACTTAGATGTAACGCCATTGAACCATTCATGTTTAATAGCTTTAGCAACTTTTAGTCCATAGTCTTGGGACATTTTTTCTATATCACTTACCGCTTGGGATGGAAAATTTATAACAGACTCTGTCATACTTTATTTTTTATTATTGTTGATTGAAATCCTTTATTACTATATCTTGATATTGATAGGTTTAGTGGTTGTTTCTTTTGTTTTGGATTTGGTCTATATAAATGTCTATTGCAAGCCATTATTGCTAGACCTGAGCTTATAGATGCATCATGCTTTGTTCTTTTGTTTATATCAAACTTTGACCAATCGCTTAGTGTTTCACTAAAATAAACGTTACCATAAGTACCGTCTTCTAATAAACCAACATGGTCATTGATATACATTTCTATTGCTGCAGCATGAGCTTGTTTTATATCTTCACTAGAGTTTGGCATTCCACCAACTTCTTTTTCTGTAACAGATAATTTATTCCAAATTTTATCTGGTCTGTTCATACTAAACCCTCTGTAACCTCTTCTCCTTAGGTAATACAATAAT